CGAATAGAAGCGGGAGTTAGGCACAATCTCTCCTTAGGCGTTGAACGTTTGGTACGACTCGAAGAGACGCTGCATACGGTCTCGCTCTTCAGCCAGACGCTTTGTGTAAAGCTGAAGGTAGTACTGGGAGGCCTGGGCACCGGCACCAGTAGGAACGAGCGGAGCTCGCTCTGTAGCCTCGATCTGCGACTGCTGGAGGCGTGCCGCCTCGTAAGCAGGGAGAAGGCGCCAGCAGGCGCCATAGATGATCAGGTCGATAGTTCGCTCGGGCAGGCCGGTCGTGGCCTCATAGGCGTCTGCGTTACTAACAAGAGTATTAGGCTTCTTGATATAAGTAACCCGGATGTTACGGCCAGGGACGATGAAGTCACGCATGATCTGGAGCGTCTTGCCGGTAGGTGTAGGCGTCGGTTTGACCTGACCAGGCGTAGTAGATGCCTGGGGATTGAATCGCCAGGAGGACAGGGGGAACCATACGGCCGAAGGGCCGATGGTATTGACCGCCACCTTGTATACATCTTCGACTTCCACTGGCAGTGGGTACTCGTAACGTGCTGCGATCTTCGGGAACTCGAACTCGCCGAACACCCACAGGTCTGGGTACACCGCCTGAATGGTGTCGTTGATAGCTTCCTTGACACGAGCCCTAGGGAACATGGGGTCGTCGGTGATCAGAGTGCCAAGGGTGTGAGATGCAGCGACTGTGCCCTCCGCCCCGCGACCGGCGCCTTGAGCGCCGCCTATCACTGTCACCAGACCGGAGGATCGGTCGAACTTCTTGACGAGGATCAGTTCATCGTCAATCTCAACGAGACCCCGAGAGAGGTTAGTAGTCGTCTCGGGGTCTACCTGAAAAGTAACGTCAGTGGCTGTCATCGGCGCAACAAGGTACGAGATGGAAGCCTGATCCCTGGTGTAACCGAGGAGCTGCTGCTTCACTCGGGAGATGAGTTGGTCGAACGTGACAGCCATGGTTCTCCTTAGCCGAAGACGTAGCCGTTCAGGGTTGCGGAGCTGGTGCCGTTAGCACCAGCGGTGAATTCGATCGTGATGTCGTTAGTGGCAGGGGCTTCGCAGAGAACCTCAAAGTAGGCTGACTGGGAAATCGTGGACCCTGCAAGTCCTGCTAGATTGATTCGGCCAATCACGGTGCCCGACGCGGGGACGGACAGATTTCCGTTGACCGACACTGTCGGGGTAGAAGCCCCGACGCCTGAGACTGTTGCCGACATAGTGAGACTGCCCGTGTACTTGAAGCCAGCGGGCACAGTCACCAGAGTGCCAGTGGCGCTGACCGTGTTGCACTTGATCTGACTCGTGAGTGGGGATCCTGTCATCATGATGAAAACTCCTAGAGTTCGGCCCAAATGAACTGAATATTCCAGAGCTGGTCAATGTCGCCAGCCGGAGTCCTGAATACGATTCCCTGCCCTGGTGCACACACAAACGACCCACCGGGCGGCACTGACGTGTTACCAATGGCGGAGGCACCCGAACCTGCCGTCGTAATGACTGGCGAGAAGCCGATGAGCGGACCGTTGAACAGGGTAGTCGTGGGGTTGCCTGTCCTGACCTCAACTTGCGGGTCAGGCTGCGTGAGGAGGAACCTGTGGACGCTGGAGCCAGCGACGAGAGTTCCTGCGCTCGCTGCGCTGATCCTAGTCACGGTCATGGAGTTGGTTACGGTGGTTGCGCCGCCAGACCAGGAGGTGACAGTGGCCGAGAAGGCCTGCATCGTCTTGGTGCTGGACGCGGGATTGAAGAAGGACACGAAGTTGTTCGCTGCGACCACACCTGGCGTATCCACCAGGGTGTAGAAGTAGAACTGGGTACCAGCCGCCACGGCTGGTATGGAGTTGACTGTTCCGGATACGACGAGAGGATTTGCTGCACTACTTTCGACGGAACCCACTGGATCCCCCTATGTATAAGCAGAGTTATAAGACTCCTAGGTTGACATGACGGTGCAGGTTACGCTACCGCCACCTGCCACGGTTGTGGACACGACGCCACGAACATACCTGAACGCGACGTTGGACAAGCTGAGCTGCTGGTTAACTCCGGTAGCGAGAGCGGCGGACGAAGAGATCTTCACCCAGTTGGTTCCATCCTGACTGACCTGAAGGTCAACGACGCCAGCGGTAACAGTCCCGTTGACCAGAATGAACATGCTGATGCAGTTGACCGCATTACCCCAGTCGACCGTGGTGCCGTTACCTGTGGTCGCCGAGCTCAGGGTGGTGACGGCAGTCACCGACCCGACCCTGATGACATCAATACTGCCTGCCTGGCTTCCGCCAGTTCCGCCACCAGTGTTAGGTATCAGGCCTTCAATCCTGACTACCATTTCAGCCATTGTCGGCCTCCTTGATTGCAGCATCTACCTGATGCTGTTGGGTACCGGCAGGGTTCAAGCCCTGCCGGACTGCTGACTCGTAGCCATTCAGCTCCTTGTCCCACGCCCGCTGCTTCGAGCTGTACCCGTCATTGACGTGAGGAGACACGTTCAAGTTCTTTGCCCTGAGGCATTCACCGTAAGAACGGTGGTCCTTGGTGGGGCAGGAAGATGCACACATCAGGAGTCCTAGTTGTAGAAGCTGAGTACATCCCCGACGGGGATGACCGGCATGGCGTTAGTATTGATCTTGTCGATGATGCTATTGAAGTCGGTCTGGCTGATCGTGGACGTATCCGTGGGTGAGCCAGTACTCACCTTATGGAAGGTGAGTATGAGCCACGTCTGATTAGTCTTGGCCAGATCCAGATCACCGGTAGTGGCTGTCGTCAGGTTGGTTGGAGAGTAACCACCGGAGAAGCTGGAGATGGAGGATATGGATCTCAGCCTGAACGGGTCAGCCGGAGGGAAGGTCTCCTTGGTTTTGCTATTGGTGGTCCTCGCGTACCTGAAGTACTTCTGAACGATGTCGGTAGTACTGAACCCATCACTCGTGGTCCCGTACTGTCCGAGTGGATAGGCCGTGCCATCCCCTCCCCGCCACCCGTCAGAGACGGTGTATCCACGCATGGTGGCCAGGTCTGCATCCAACTGATTAGCAGTGAGGCCCGTGTAGGTGACGCTGTGATCGGCATCAGTGCTTGCGTGAGAGGCTATCTCCCAGCCCATGCGATCCTGTAGGTCGCGCAGCTCCTTCTCGCTCAGACGGCCGCTGGTGCCCACCAGATCCCTGATGGTGTAGATGCTGGCGGGGTAGCCATACAGGTCAAGCCGGGGCTTTCCGTTATCGAAGGCACTCTGCCAGCAGTCGTCGAAGCAGATGCTCACGACGCCATTGGGGAAGGCTGCCGATGCGTCAGAGATGAGCTCCACGCTCTGGTAGTGCGCAGTAACCGGGGCCGTACCATCATCAGTAACCTGAAGCCTTATGTCGGTCAGGCCGGAACGCGTAGGCGTTCCGGAGGTGGTGGCATCATGGAAGTTGAGGGTGACGGTAAGCCACTGTCCAGAGATGATGAAGTTCGACCCGACAGCTCCGCCCTGAATTATCCACTTGTAGTTGTTGGCAAAGGAAGAGGTGCCGAGGAACAGGTTCAGGCCCACCATGTGCGTGATGTCGTCAACCTTCAGGCGAAGTCGTATAACCTTGCCCGTCGTGTCGAAGGCAGATCCAGCAGTCTTGCTTACGTTAGCCGCTGCGCCCGTACCACCAGTGGTGATCTTGCAGGCCTGAGTGCCGAGTATGAAGTCGGTTGTGTCATTGGCCACGAATGTGGATCCAGCGTTGTTCACGAACCCGTGACCACTCTGGAAATTAGTCAGGATAGAGGTGGGCTGCCGCCATTGCGGCAGCCGCCGGATAGGAGGGTTGGTCATTGCTGTTGGATCCACCGCAAACTGTGTGTACGGACCAATGCCGATCATTCCATTGCTTGGAGCTACCATCATCCCCCCTTACATCGGCACGACTCGAACGTGCCACCACATACGGGGCACCTGTTATCGCTCATCGGTGAGCCCAATGACGCCAACCTTCTCCCACGGTACGAGCACAACCTCAGTCTGGGGAGCGACGTGCATGTCCCAGCGGAACTTGATGAACCGGTCGTCATAGTCAAGAACCTCCAGACCAGTAAGGGTCCGTCCGCCAATGTCGACATTGACGATCTTCCCGATCTTCAGCAGACCGGGCTGGTCTGCGATCTTCGGCTTCGGGGGCATGGGCGTTACTCCTAGTCGTGGTACTTCGGTCCGAAGTGCGTGGTATAGATTCCCTGCGCGTGAGAATCATGGCTTGAGCCGAGAGGAGCTTCCTCATGCTTGTCCATGACTCGGAAGAGGCCAGATTCAAGAATGCCCTTCTCGTTGTGCTCGATGTTCGTGGTGCGACCGCCAGGGCCAGCAACGTCCATGGGGTCATAGTCTTCCCGGTCCTCATGGGCGGGCTTGAACAGATCCATGGTGGGTTCGTGCGTAACATCAATCTTCTGGTGAGACATGGTCACTTCCCCTTAGCTGCGTCGCTACGGCCCTTGGCCGACAGCTTGGCCATCTTGGCGGCACCATACTTCTTGCGTCCCACAGCGGCTGCTACAGCAGCCGGATTACGGGCACCTGACTTCTTGGCTGCGGCTTCAACCGCAGCAAACCGACCGCCAGCACCAAGCTTGGCCTTCGGGTTAGGCTTAGCCTTCTTGGCTGCCATAGCTCCTCCTAGGACTGCTCTATCAGCAGCCAGGCAACCGTGCTGGTGTCCGTGCCGCTGGAACTGTTGATGGTAAAGCTGACGCCATTGCTCCTCGTGGAGGACAGATGGCCGACCGTTCCACCGGTCGTCTCGCGGGAGAGGAAGATCCTCGTGTTGGCGGTAACGCTGTTGTTGGTCACGGTCACTGTCCCCGCAGCCAGTGTGGCAACGCCCATCCGGGCGTTGGTTCCTGACTTGATCTGAATGCCACCACCGAGGGTTCCGAAGTTAAGGCCATCCTTAGCTCCGGAGAACACATTCCACTGACCTGAAGACTGGCCTGCATTACAGGCCAGGTATCCATTGACGGTGGCGTTAGTGTTGACCGTAAGGTTGGTGTTGATTGTGACGTCACCAGTGAAGGTGTCGCCAGACTTCGAAGCCTTGCCTGCGATCTGGGATGTGTTGGTAGCTATGTTCGTAGTGTTCGCCGCGATCCGGGTATCCTGATCGGTGAACGCAGCATTGACGGGAACATCCCAGTTCAGTGTCCCCGCTGGAATCTGTGCGTAAGTCACTTACCCTCCAAAGGGTCCACTGCCGAAGCCTCCGAATCCGAAGCCTCCAGGGCATGGAGTGAAGTTGGCGGAGGTGGCAACACCAGAAGCGATGAGATCATTCTGAACCTCTACCGTTATGTGATGTTCGTAGCCACCCCGGAAGTAGTGAAGGCCAGTCCTGGCGGCTGGATAGAAGTCTGTGTCCAGCTCGTTAGGGTTAGGCGGAAGGTTCACCGCTCCGATCTCGTTGGTGTACGCGTCGTAGCGAACCTCTTCGTAGACGTGAGGAGACACCTCCACAGTGGAGACTCCCCTGTCCATACGGAACCGCTCCATCAAGCGGTTCCAGGCGAAAGGAGCCTCCGCAACCGTATTCGTTTTGTAGATCACGCAAGTAGTCACGAAGGCCCCTTTCGGTTAAACGCTAGCGCCGAGCGAGAACCAGTTGGTTCCGTCGGAGTACAGCTCAGTCGAAGCCGGAGTAGCGCCGGACGGCAGCGTCACAGACGCTGCACCGTTAATCGTGCCGCTCGCAGGCGAGACGGTAACGGCGTTGGTCGTGCCGGTGCTGCGGACGATGTAGTTTCGTCCAGGCTGGACCGAGGAAGCAGCCGGAACAGTGACCGTAAAGGCGCCACCTGCCGGGTTGCAGAGCAGAATGTAATCGTTGTTGGTGAGCGTAGTGGCTGCGGTCACAGACCGAACAGTCCACGACGTGTCATCGAGACCGGAGATTGGAATCACCTTCCCCTTAGAATGCGTCGGTCGTGAACCAGTTGGTTCCGTCCGAGATGAACCGCTTGGCGTGAATAGCTCCAGAGGCCAGCGTGGTGTTGGCGCCACCATCGATCGTCCCCGACGTGGGAGTGATCGTAATGGTCTGAGCAGCAGCATCCTTGTAGACCAGGTAGGTCCGCCCCGGCTGGACGGAAGTACCAGCAGGCATGGTAACCGCTACGGCGCCGGTAGCGCCGTTGACCAGAAGGACATAGTCGTTGTTGGTGAGTGTCGTGCTGACTGCGGAAGTTCGAACCGTAAAGCTAGTATTGTCGAGGCCCGACATTGATCCTCCTCGGGGTGTCGTTGCGGGCAGAAGGACGGGGCCCGAAGGCCCCGTCACTCGTTACGCGTTCGGGCGAGCCGAAGACGCGGTCTGGGCAACGATCAGAGACTCGGGACGGTACAGAGACCAGCCAGCAACGCCGTACCAGCCGAGCGGCTGGAAACGGGTCAGCTTGTCAACGACCGGACCGCGAACCGTGTGGAACTCCTCCGCGACAGCCTCGGCGAGAGCCTGCTGACCGGTGTAGTAGGTGTTGTACACACGGGTCTGAGTGGCTCCAGCACCAGCACCAGACTGAGTGTTCTGCGCACGAGGAGTCTCGATGTAGCAGGCACCCTCGTACTCGCCAAGCTCCGCAGCCCAGATGTTGCCAGCAGCAGAGTAGTTGTGCGGGTCACGCCAGGCAGCAGCACCGGTCTCACGGCGCAGGTCGTAAGAAACCTGCGGGTGAATGTACGCGGTGTAGTAGCTGCCCTTGTTCGGGTGAACCTTGTTCGTCCGGAGCTGGACAACCGCACGACGGGCAAGGTCAGAGCTGATGACCGAGTTGGCGAGAGCCGCAGAGGTCTGCGAGTCGATGTCGGTCAGAGCAACCGGGTTGGTCGGAGAGGTTCCGAAACCATAGCCGATCGATCCGTCAGTACCCTTGCGGCGAAGAGTCTGTGTGCCAGCCGCGAGAACGTTCTGAACCAGAAGGTCAACAGAGTCGACCA